GAAATCGTCATATGCCTTATGGGCTGCTCTTACAATCAATCCAAGGCAGGCACCACGGTCCCAGCGCATTTGGCTAGTTTTACCATTCAAAGTGCTACGAGACGATTGGAATAATCCGACCAAAGGAATAATTCCCCACCAGGTTCTGCTTCCTGGTGTGAGAATTGACCCCTTGGCACGAATTCTCGTATGCACTTATGGTCATTTCATAAATCGCATGCACGAATGTAAAGACGGCGATGATTATTTCTTCGACGAGGCGCATATAACGTCGCCTGAACAAATTATCGCCATTAATAATATACTAGACTGCGAGTCATTCCAGTCGCGAAAGATCACTTTAACGCCGCACACCCAACGGGTGTTTTTGCTCACGGCAACTCCGCCTACTAAGCGATTCCCACATTTCGACGCCGAAGAGAGGATCAGGTACCTTGGCGAGAAAGAAGGAATCAAACGAAGATTTGAGACAGAGGTAATACGTATGGAAGGCGATGTGGCGACCAAACTTCAATGGGTATATGACCGCTGGCCAGAAAAAGCTCAAAGAGCTTTAATCGTGGTACCCACAATCACTGAGATCCCGGCGCATATTGCCAAGATCCAGAATATACCTGGCTTGAAGAATATTAAAATTACGGAAGTCAGTTCCAACAACCGTGTCGTGCCAAAAGAGGGTATAATCATTGCCACTACCATTGTTGACGCTGGACTTGACATTGAACCTCCCGCTCTCTGTGTGATTAGCGGAGGAACAGCAAGGTGCTTCCACAAAGGTCAAGAACTCAAAGTGAATCGAAAGATCCCTTATACGAGTCAAAGCCGAATGTTGCAACGTCGTGGGCGGACAGGGCGGAACGCGCCAGGTTTATCAATCGAACACCCAAAGGAAGGGACCGGGCCAGAACCATTACCTTATGGTGCGCCAGCAAGATTTGCAGAAAAGTCGGTAGCCGACTACTGTGAAGTACAGCAATTGGGCGCCTTCCCTGCTCTTGCGCCCGAGGGAACGGTGATCGAATACAATATCGCTAATCCTACAGAAGTACAAAAGGCTGAAATGCTTAACTCGAAGCCTTTGGTTGCAGCCCTTCCCTTCTTCCGAATTAATCAAGATAAGGAAGTTTGGAAAAAGTTCCAAGCCGGGGATTCGAATGCTGCCGAGACAGTCAAAGGCATGACACACATCGCTTTGATGTGGCTAGCCGGAAT